TCGCCTCAACCTCACCCGTTACCGCGTCTGCAAGGCGCTCGCATCATGATCACCAACATCTGGATGAACCGCGCCGCCGCCTTGTTTTTGCTGGTTGCCGTCTATGCCCTCGCCTACGACAACGCCAACCAGCAAGCTGCACAAGCACATCACAATCACCCGGCTGCTCATCAGGAGTTGAAGCCATGACCACCCCCCGCCAATTCTTCTTCCAGATCCGTTCGGCCAGCGTGATTGAGTACATCATGGCTCACACGCTGGCTGAGGCCAAGCTGATCGCCGAGCAGTCTGGCTGGTTGCCGTGGTTCTCCGAGATGGAATGGCTCAACCCTGAAACCGTTACCGATCCAGCAATCCATGACTAAGACGACAGGAGCAATGCTGCCTTGGCAGTGGAGCGAAGAACTGCCCACCAGCCAGCACGGTGAAGGTGTGAGCCGACCACGATCCGGCAATCAAACCCGGGAGTTTCGCTTGCTGGTCTTCAAGCCCGGCGCCCAGCCAATGACCTGGATCACCCGGGCGGAATCAAAGCGGCACGCGATCGGCTATGCGCAAGCCCGCTGGCCCGGCGCTGAAGTGAAGGTGGTGTGATGGCTGACGACATCCGCGCCAAGCTGGAGGCGCTGATCAGCGATTCCGGCATGTTCCATGCTGGACAGCAGGACGAGCGGTTGCGGCTTTGCCGGCTGATCGACATCCGACTGGAAGACCTGCGCCAGCTGCCTGGCAATGCGCACGTCGCAGCCCGCCGTGAAGAACTGCTCCACATTCGCCAAGCACTACAAGATCACTCATGAAACCCCATCAACTTGACCTTCAACGCGCCACGATGATGGACGCGCTTTATGCCCGCAGCGGCCGCGCTGCCCTGTCACAGGGGCACCCGCTGCGCTCGACCTACACGGGGTTGTGGCAGGAGTTCTGCTCTGACATCGGCCCGAACTTCAGGGATGCCGACTACCAGCAGTTGCACGCTGACGTGTGCCAGGCGATGGATGACACCGGTTCAGTGATGACGCCTAAGCAAGCGCATCAGGCGATCGCCACCTGCCGCCGCCACCTGCTAGGGAAGTGGGCATGAGGATGCTTCTATTGCTGCTTGCCATGCTCGCCGCGCCAGCCCAGGCACGCACCGTGACTGCCACGGTCTATGACCCGTGGTATGCAGGCCGCCCTGACTATTGCACTGGCCGTCCCTATCAGCACTGGGGCATCAGCGCCGCGCATCCATGGCTGCCCTGTGGCGCCAGGGTCCGCGTCACCCACGGCAGCCGATCGCTGGTGGTGCCGATCCGTGACCGGTGCGACTGCAACAGCATCGACCTATCAGCCGGTGCCGCCTATCGCCTTGGTGTGCCGCTTGATGGCACCGCACAAGTTCAAATTAACCACTAACAAAAACCATGAACAAGTACGAGGCAACACCTGAGCAGTGGTCTGCTGACAGGTACGACTGGAGCAAGGCTAGCAGCGAGGCAATGACCGGGGATTCCGCATTTCGCTGCATCCTTGAACTCCGCGCCCGCGTTGAGGCACTGGAGGCCCAGGCCGACCATTCTCCTGGCGCCACGAAAATGCTCCCGCCCCCGGTGGCGACGGATGAGGAGCTGCGTGAGATTTGGAACTCTGAGAAGGGCTGCAGGCCGTGGGTTTCCCGCCGCGCCATCTACGACCTCGGCGTAGCACACGGCCAGGCCGGCAGCCGGGAGGTGGCGAGGTGGCTGCGTGAACGGCACTGGGTTGACGCCCCCGACATACTTGAGCAGGAGGCAGGGCGATGACACGCATTATCAACGGCGAGCGTCGTTATGGCGTTTGGAGCGGTTGCTATATGGGCCAGGCTGAAGATCCGACCCGCTGTATTGAAGAAGTTTGGCCATCTGACGGTCGGATTCCACATCAATGCAGCCGCAAGCGCGGCCACGGCCCTGATGGGATGTACTGCAAGCAACACGCTAAAAAACACAACATGGAGACTTAATGACTGACCAATCTTTCCCGATCACACCACCGCCTGAAGAGTTAAGGCGCCAGTGGCAATCAGAATGTCCCTTTTTTGTTATTAGCGTTCAACGAGAGGATTGGATGATTGATCGCGCCGCCCAATGGGGTGCCGACCAGGAGCTGGAGGCGTGTTGTGAGTGGTTGAAAGATCCTTGCGCTGCTGACATGCCTTCATTGGCAAAAGATCTTCAATACTCTCGCCGCCCCAAGCTGCCGAGCTTGAAGGAGGAGGCGCTAAAGCGACTCAAGGCGTTGGAGAAGCTAGCTGAAGCATGTGGACACAGCTCTGACGACACTATCCGCCTCGCCCTGGAGGCTTTGCCCAATGACTGAACTATCACCCGCTGCTCAGGCGGTGTTAGATGCTTGGGACGCCAAGCTAGATCCAATGGTGACGTGCCTGACCCACGACCCGGAACGTGAAGCACTAGCCGCCGCCCTTTACGCTATTGCCGATCAAACGATTAACGTTCAGTGGAGCGTTGAAATGTGGGAGCTTCACCAAGAGATTTATGCCATCGCCACCGAACTGGAGAACCAACCATGATCACCACCCCGGACTTTCGCGCTTTGTGCAGGGAGCTGCTGGTGGCAATTCAGCTTTACACAGGGCTGAGGCACCCAGCCGCTAGCAAGATGTCATCCGTTGAGATAACGGGAAAACTCATGGACGCTATGGCTGCAACTGCTGCCGCCCTAGCCACCCCACCGCCGGAGCCGCCGACGGATGAGGAGATTGAAGAATGGGCGGAGGCTGCCACGGAAGTGCCATTGGAGGCAATGGACCCTGATATTCATGGCTGGCAGCGCTGCTTCACAAAAGAAGAGTTCTGTGCTTCTATCCGCGCCGCCCTTGAGAGGTGGGGCCATCGCTGACACGTTTACCGCCAGCGGCCTGCGCATTGAACGCCGCCACGATCGCTGGAACGGCGTCAGCTACATGGCCTGGCGCCCCCATGTCTCCATGCTGTTCACCGACACCAAGGAGCTGCTGCGCTTCATTGCTTGGCCCAAGAAGACCCCAACCGGAGACGCCTTGCGCGCCTGGCTGGAGGTCAAACCTGCCGAGCCGGTGCCAGCAGCGCCTGCAACTGATGCCAGCGGCTTCGGCCCTGATCCTGAGGATCCCAACTACCAGACCCGCACTGTTATCTGACATGGATTTGGTCAACCAGCCGCCGCACTACCGCCAAGGCGAGATCGAGTGCATCGACGCGATCGAGGCCGCACTGACGCCAGAGGAGTTCCGCGGCTACTGCAAGGGGAACGCGATCAAGTACATCTGGCGCGAGCGGCACAAGGGCGAGGACTCACTGGCTAAGGGGCAGTGGTATCTCGCCCGGTTGCTCGGCAAACTGGAGCCATGAAAGCCTCGCATCTGGCCACCTTGACCTTCTGGGAACGGCTGACGGTTGCGCTGCTGGTGCGCAGCCCGCGGACCAGCCTGCTGGTGGTGAAGGAACGTGACACCTCGATCGTGTTCGTTTCAGCCGATAGAACGGACCCAGTGGCGAGCTATGTCGTCTCGGGTCTTCAGAACCCCGATCCGGCTTGCATGGTCCTGGAGCGGATCTATCACGCGCCAAGTTTCGGTGAGGCGGAATGATCAGCCTGTACGGCGGCCGGTTGCTTCTCTTCTGCGATCGGGCCGACCGTACCTGGCGCGCCCGGGTGGTACTTGGCCCGAAGCCTGAGCACCAGGTCGAGGCCGACACAGGCGCCATCCGGCTGCAGGTTGCGATGCTGCGCGCGCAGTCGATCTACCAGATGGCACGTGCCAAGATCCGGCCTGACGATGCGCCGCGCATGTGCTGGGACTGCATTCAATGGGAGGCAACGCGCAAGGGATGCGGTTTTGATTTCCCCGAAGCGCGGCAAAGCGGCGGCCGGTTTGCGGCACGCTGTGAGCTGTTCGTGGCCGACCGCTAGGACTCACCTGCCATCCAGCGCACGATTGCCCACTCGCCAAGGGATGACCAGAACGGCTGCGCGCGATACCAGTCAACCCATGGCTTGTGACCTTTCTGGCTGTTGCACATGAGGCAGCAACTGACTAGGTTTTCGCGGACGGTGAGGCCGCCGAACACCTTGGGCACGACGTGATCGAGGGTGGGGCTGCGACCGAGCGGATCGCCGCAGTAGGCACACTCGTAGTTCCAGGCGAGGTGGATCTGATCACGGGCTGATCGCCGGGTGACCAGGCGGGTGCCGTCAATGTGTGCTTTTTCCACCGAGATCGAGCGGCAGGGGCAAGGCCTCGACTGAAAGCTCGAGGATGTCGTCGTCGTTGCCGATGTGCTCTGTGATGCGGCTGTAAAGATCAGCCGGCAGCTCGTCTGGTTCGGTATCGGAGCGGTAGATCACTTTTGCGGTGATCTCGATCAGGAAAGCCTGCATGGGATGACCGCCGCTAGGCCAAGGGTAACGGACGCGACCTGATCGGCTGGAGTGTTACGGATTGTGAACGGGGAAGGGGGGGTGCGCTGCCGGTGGTGTAGGATTTACACATCAACCGCCACCGACCGATGATTACCTTCACCCTCACCAAGCAAATCACCGGGCCGCCAGAGCCGCACCCAATCTGGCAATCCACCCCACACCGAGAGCCATGACCAGCGCATCCGTGACACGTCCACATCTTGATTACGCTGAACTCGACTTCCGTTGCTGGGCATGGGCCGCCGGTTGCTGGCGCGAGTGGTCCGACACGCAAGCTAACTGGCTGCCGTCTGATCCTCCGCCACATGAAGCACGTTACTTCAACTACCGCAAACTGCTAAAGCAGGGCTGGGTCGCCGCCTGACCCTCACCGGGCCGCTTCGGCGGCCCTTGCAACCCGCCGATTGTTACAGACCGTTAACTGGCCGACCCGGTGCCCAATCATGCGCTGCCGGTGGTGTATAGTTCTTTCATCGGGCCGAGAGGCTCACCACTCACACCAAAACATGACCTTCACCACCCTCGCTCAAGTCCAGCTCCGCAAGAACGTCGCCACCGTTCCCGCCGACGCTCAAGGCCGCCAGTTTTTTGCTTTTGGAACCGGCGCTCCTCAGCGGGCCATGACCGAGCAGGAGCTGATCAGCTGGGCCAACGGCAACTACCACATCCGCTGATTGCGCCAGCCCCGTTTCGGCGGGGCTTTATTTCATTTATCTCATCGCCCCAATGCCTTTGATTGACATGGCAGACATCCGAAATCGAGACTTGGCAAAATCCATGCAGCTCATGGCATGGGAAAGAGCCAAGGGAGAACTCAAGCAATGCTCCATTTGAGCTGGAGTGAATACGATCACAATGGCAACCAACTACCCTCCGACTTTGAGGCCATGAACGAGCGCGTTGAATCGTTCATTTTGGACTTTGAATCGCACCATGTTTGATTTTAATTCTGGCACCGTCAATCCCGAATACGACCACATCCCCGAGGACGAGGATGATGAAGACGACGACGACCGCGACCACCCGAGCATGACGGCTGCCGAACGCAACCCATCCATGAAATGACCTACATTCTTGACCTTGGCCTATGGCACGTCGGCCCGTTCCCGACCCACATCGCCGCGCAGCATTGGGCTGAAAGCCACGGCGTTGAGAATTACCGGATGATCCCGTTGGATGATCCAGCCGAAGCGCCTGCCAAGGTCATTCGCTACCGCCAAACCGGACTGGTTAGCCCTTGCTTGCCGTGACGGCCTCATCCATGTTGTAGCGACCTGTTACCGCATAGGTGCGGGCCGGGATGCCATCCATCTTCTGGAAGACCATCTGGCCGATCTTCATGCCAGGCCACATCGCGATCGAGTGATAGCGCCGAGCGTTGGTGAGCTCCATGGTCAACCGACTGCCATACCACCCTGGATCAGCCAGGCCTGCGTGGCTGTGCTCGAGCCCTTCCCTAGCTCTGCTGCTCTTCAGGAAAAACACCCCCACCAGAAAATCCGGCAGGTTGAAGATCTCGCGGGTTTCCGCCAGGCAGAACTCACCCGGCGCCAGCCAGTAGGGATCGGCCTGGGTGTAGTGGGCGATACCGAGGATCTCCAGCTCGTGGCGGTACTCCACCTCGACCATCAGCCGATCACCAAGCAGCACGTCGATGCTGGCCGGGTTGACCAGATCAGGATCAAATGGCACCACCATCGCGTGCTTGCTGCACAGGTGATGGATCTCGTAGTCGGG